TTGTTGTGGTTACTAGCGCCGGAGGTAGGAACGAAGGAACTATTATCGAAACCAACGGAGATTTCTATGAGGACGAAGGCAACGACGAGTGAGAAACGAGCCAACGAACAGATCGCAAGAGAATATAGTGCAGCTCTCGGCTATACGAAGAGAGAGACATATTGCCTCATCACCCTATGGACCCGTGAGTCAAGGTTTGACCACCTTGCAAAGAACCAACAGGGATCAAGCGCTTACGGAATTGCTCAGCTCCTTAGAGAACGTAGTAGCAGACCTGAACTCCAAGTCCTACACGGCCTTAGATACATTAGCCATCGCTATTCAGGGAGCGCGTGTCGCGCTCTGCGACAACACAACAGAAAGGGTTGGTACTGATGACTGAGCAAGAATGGTTTGAAAGTGGCCCTATCAAGAGAGAAACACTTACGTTATGGTTATCTTTGATAAACAATAAGGAGAGTAAATGCTCACCGGAGTAAGCCTATTCGCAGGAGTTGGGGGCTTTGACCTTGCCCTGCAACGGCAGGGAGTGAAGGTTGTTGCCTCAGTCGAGATAGATAGCAAGTGTAATGATGTACTAGCGCGTCACTTTCCTGACGCAACACAATTCACAGATGTAACTACAGTAAAGGGGAGTGATTTAATTGGAGCAGGATTTAATCCAAGCAGAGGAATTATTACAGGAGGATTTCCCTGCCAAGACCTCAGCGTTGCTGGCAAAAGGGCTGGTCTTGCTGGCGAAAGAAGCGGGCTATTCTGGGAAATTGCAAGAATTGTGGAGGAAACGCAAACAGAATACTTCGTCATCGAAAACGTACCTGGTCTGCTATCCAGTAACAACGGAGCAGATTTTGGAGTCGTCGTCGGGACGATGGCCGACCTCGGGTATTCTCTTGGATGGAGGGTGCTTGATGCTCAACACTTTGGAGTACCCCAGCGCCGGCGTCGTGTCTTCATCGTTGGCAGACGTTCTACTAGCAACGGCGTTGCCGAAATACTTTTTAAGTCCGAGGGCTTGCGAAGGGATTCTTCGCAGAGCAACCAAACGAGGCAAGGAATTGCCACCGGTTCTAACACAAGCGTTGCTCTCGGTAGTGGAAAGGACATAGCAAACTGCATACCAGCAGAGTTATACCATCACGGAACAGTAGTAAATCAAGACGCTAACAATGGACACGTTGTGGTAACCAACCCAATAGTGGGAACACTTCAAGCACGAGACTATAAGGGAGTGGGCAATCAGTATGTTGCAGAGAACAAACTTGTGGTTCACGAAGAGTAGGCGAGCACAGAATGTGGACGACTACGAGACCTGGGTTCAGGGGGGGGTAATGCCTACACTAAACGCATTTGATAATGGTGATGTGCGAACGACAGTCATTGTCTTTAGTCACACACAAGGACTTGATGCTCAACCAAGTGAAATAGCATCACCTACTTTAAGGAAAGGAGGAGCAGGAATGGCAGCTTTAACTGAATCTCAAGTACGCCGCTTAACACCTATTGAGTGTGAAAGATTGCAAGGTTTTCCTGATGACTGGACGGCAGGACAGTCAGACTCTCAACGCTATAAGCAGATGGGCAACGCTGTTGCTGTGCCTGTCGTAGAATGGATCATACAGAATATCTGTGATACAGTTTAATCCTTGCGGTTAAATATCCTTCCGTCTAACCGCTTACTAGTAGCCTCACCGTAACCTCTTTCCGGTGGGGCTACTTCTTTTACCCACCGTTACTGTAAAACCCTGGACCCTTGAAGGTGATAGCGGGAGAGGACCAGCAGCGAGACATAGACTGGTGGCAGTCGGTACATACAGGCTCTTCAATAGCAGCGTGTATAGACTGCTCGATATCTCTGGTATTACCACACTCACACTTGAAAGAATAGATCATAACTTTACTGCTTCCTCGATTGCCAAATATCCTACTAACTTGTAAACCTTATCCTTGTTCTCAAACTCAGTAGACACTGGCATCACTTGTGTATACCAATTAGGTTCTGGTATATCCATAAGGTCAAAGGCATAGACACCGAGTGGAGTAGAGTTTATGTAGAAGGGGATAAAGTCTCGCTCTGCTGCCTGCGTAATCAGTTTGCGGTACTTCATCTCTTCAATAAGCAGGGTTGGGTAGTGTGTCTGTCTGCATTTAAGTTCGATGTAGTGTGCAGCTTTGGCACTGGTGCAATCGTATGAGTCAAAGATACCGGGTGACTTAACTAAGTCAGGGTAAAGGCTTTCTTTGAGGTAGTTAAATAACTCTTCTTCTTTCATCTAAACGGTGTCTCTCCGCCTAGTCCTTCTTGCAATCTGCGAAGTGATGTAGTACACCTGCGATCAGCAGTAGAGATAGCACACTCTAGGAAGGCTGATATCTGTTGCAGTGTTGCGTTCTCGTAGTGACGCATACGTAGTACTGCTTGATCCTTCTCATCTAATTCTAGGTAGGCTTTCTTAATATCTATCAGGCTAGCGAGCAGGTTGCCACCTTCTGCCGGACTTGATGAGCCACGTGGTTGACCATCTCTAATCATCTCTTGTGCCTGCTCTAGTACTGTTCCGCTTACGATAGATGAGATAACGAAGGGCAGTAGCTGACCAAGCATAAGGGTTTCATAGTAAGCCTCATCACTTAACTGATAGCCCGACTTGTTAGCCTTCTCCTTGCGAACGTAACGTTCTGCTGCTCGCTTCATCTGGTAGGCAATACGCTTCTGGTTGTACTCTAACTGCTTAACATCTTCAACACTCATCTGCTCTGTGATGTAAGCGTTGCGAGTAATACCCCAAGCAATACATTCCTGAGCGATATCATCCTTCTCCACCCAATGCTTGTAGCGCCGGTGGATTGCATAAGCAACCGATGGCGCTAACTCATAGATAATCGGGTGCAGTTCAGTCACAGTCAGTTGACTCGACTTCAGGCCAGACGCCGTCTAATACCATCATTGCAATGGCAGAGTAGTTAAGTAGATCAAGGTATGAGTCACGCAAGGACTCGTTGCTAGGCTTCACGCCTGAGTCAAGCAGGTTATTGATACGAGCTATCTTATCCCACATACGTACACGCAAACCATTAAGTGGTCCACCTGGTGAGTGAGCAATATTCTTTGGGCCGTAGTCGTGGTGCTTACGAATGAGTAAGTTGCCTGCTGAATCCATAATGCGCCAGACATCTGCGACAAAGGCTTCATCTACCTTGTCGGTGTAGGGCGCAAGAGAATTGTCTCTGCTTCCATATTTATCTCTAGGATCTGAAAGCCCATATGCTGCAAAGTCTGTACCATCTGTGACCATTCTTCTTTACTCACCCTTTCAGTTCTCCTACTAGCAGGGTTCTGGTGGCATCTGCACCATATGCTAAGTAGTGATCGTTTATATCCATACCTGGAGGCATTGTAACAATAGTTGAGTTTAATATCTCATTAGCGACACGCTTAGCAAAGTCAGCACCGGGGTTGGATCCATCTTCTTTGATGTCGTTATCGCCTACTATGAATACAGTTTCGTAACCCATAAATAACTTAGGAAAGTGTGGCTTCCAAGACTGCACGCCGGGTACTCCGACTGCTGGAATACCCAACATACCGCTAGTAACTACCGCATCTAACTCACCTTCGCAGATAACTATATGCGGTGACATTGGTATTACATCTGAGACATTGTAAAGGTGCGCCTTCTGCCCAGTAGGTGAGCCATACTTAGGCTTACCATCGTTGATTCGACGGAACTTGAAGCCTACACAACCGCCACCTGCGGTGATATAAGGGATAGATATCCATCCTTCATACATCTCGTGACCGTTGATTGGATCTGTTACCGTGCCAAGTTGGAACTTAGCAGTTACAAGTTCAGATATTCCACGTTCTTCTAGAGCGACTAGAGTTTCCGGACTTACCTCTTGGGCGTATCTCTGCGCCGCTTCCAGTAGCAATTTCGACTGCGCGTTTGAGGCCATCCTTAAACTCCAAGTTCTCTATGATGCAGACAATACTGACTGCATTACCACCCTTACCGCAGGTATGACAAAAGTATAAATTGCTGTAAGTATTAATCACAGCAGACCTGCGTGTGTCACTATGCAAGCAACACTTAACTGATACATCTGCTCCTTCTCGGACTTCCCCACCAAAGTGAGAAACGATTGGACCTATGGGGATTGAATTTGCATCAGCGGAGTTCTTTCTCCCGCGACCTTTACCCAACCTCGACCAGTCTTGTGCTGGCATATACACCCCTTGCTCTCGCACTTATCGTGCCAGTGCGCTGCACGCTTTAGATGGTTAGCCTTGTTTTCCTCACCGGCTTTGTAACAGTTTGAGCAGATCATTCAGCCTTTAACCAATCTCGCAATCCCTCTATCGCATCCACATCAGCTCCATTAAAAATCATCTCTGCGTGTGCTAAGCCCCAGTTATAACCATTACTTTGTGGATCTGGATTCTCTGGATCTTCTGACTCAATCATCAAGTCAGCAATAGCTTCTGCAAATTCTTGTTTAGATAACTTACTGTGAGTCACTGTCTGTCTCACTTCCACCTTGGACCACCGCTTGCTCTGTGGAATTTGTTTCTTCTTGAACTTTGCTTGCTTCCGTTTCTTCAACGGTTTGATTGTTGACGCCATTCGGGTCGCTCCAAATCTCTGCTGTTGTTAGTTCACCTTCTGGTACTGGCATTATATTTTCCCTTCCATTGTTAGTGTTCTTGTTTTCAAAAAGTTATCCTCATTTAATGTACGGTCTTCATTCCACCAACTGTTAATGCCTTTTTCTTTGGCTAAGTAACAATCTTTGCTGCAATAAAGAGCCTTAGTTTCTTTACTAGTATACCAATCGCTATTAGTTCTAGTATAGAAACAATTAGGGCAGCTAAGACATTCAGAATAGAATTTCATTGCTTCTCCTTTAACCATTGTGCTAGGTCCTGAATGACCCAGGCTTGATCTATTGAAGCGTTGCGACGCTTAACTATTACATAAGACGGTGGCACTTCCCCAAGACCACGTGCCTTCGCATAGTTAAGCGCCTCAACTTGTGCTTCTCTCCAGAACTGAGGCAACGAAAGGGTTTGCCTATTCTTGAGTTCAAGGATGTAAGTTTCCCCTGCGATAACAGTAACGATGTCGCCCTCATCCTTTGCTCCAGCTTTAGTCAGACGCTCTGCAATGGCTCCCATTTTACGGAGCCACTTCATTACATCTGTCTCAAACTGAGAACCTTTAGTCTTGTTGTACTGACTCATCTACCAATACAACCTTGTTGATCTTGTAGATAACATTACCTTCTTCATCTTTGACTAGTTCGACAACACCAGATTGCAGCAGCGCACCAACGAAGTTGGTGAGGTCAACCTTGATAGAGTCAACATCTGCTTGCAGTGTGCGTAAGCCTTGGCTGACTGCATCAATCCTAAGATTATCTCGGTAATGATTAACAAGCGGTGGATTCTCTTCGTGTGGTTC